CTATCGAATACGGCAAAGCGGCCGTCAGACCCGACATAGCCGGGGAGCGACTGCGCAAACTTGCCGTCTTCAATGTTGCCCGGATTGTTGTTCCGAAGGCCGCGGGGAAGTCTCATTTTGCTTGTTCACCATCATTGACGGAAGGAGGAGCGACGATGCCGAGATCGGTCGCGGTCTGTAGGGATTTTAGGAACTTCTGCTTTTCAGGAGCCGTGAGTCCCTTGAAGTACTTCGCCCGCTCCGGCCCCTTCATCAGGTCGAAGCCATAGGCCACCGGATCATTGTCGGCGTTCCACTGCGTCGACCATTTGGCATAGGCGGACGGGCTCTGATTAGTACCAGCGAAAGCCCGGATCTGGGCGTTCTGCATCCGGCGGAGAGAGAGCGCGGTTTTGACGACATCGATGGCCGCCGCATTGGAAATTCCGAGGCTCGGGTTGCCCGCAAAGGCTGCTGCCAACTTGTCGTTCGTGCCGGTGTCTCCAGCACCGCGGGCATACTGGACGAGATATTTACGGGCCTCGTCAAAGTTCTTCAGTTCGTCGCTCGGACTGATGATGCCCATGGAGGTGAGGAAGCTGCGAACCTCGTTCAACTGCTCCGTACCGGGGCCGGTGCCCGTCGTGCCAAGGGCTTCAAGGGCTGGCAACGCCTTCTGCAGCGGAACCACGTCCTGCTGATAGGTGCGCTCGCGGGCCGTGTCTTGGCTGTACTGGTCGGAAGACGCCTGTGCAGCGCGGGTCTGGGCTTCGACTTCGCCTGCCGGCGGGCTGGTGACCACGCCGACGCTCGGCTGCGTCTGTTGAGGCTGTACGGGCTGCTGTGAGCCCACTCGTGGCAAGTCTTGGCGTTCCACAGGCGTGGGTGCCGGGATAAGCTGATTTGCCTGTCCTGTTGGCGCCGTTTCGGGAACTGCCGTGAGCGGATTTACGCCGCCCTGCTGGAGCATCTGCCCCTTGGGCACGAGGACTGTACGCCCCTGAGCGTCTGTCGTGGTGATGAGCTCGGAGCGGGATTCCGGCGTGAGTGTCTTCGGTATCGGTGCGCCAATCGGGCGGACACCAGTGATTGGGCTGGCTGTAGCCGGCACGATAGACGAGCCATTGTCGAATGTGGTTGGTGTTCCATAAATTTGCCCAAACCGCTCCTGCCCCGAGAGAACGCGGGTGTTTAGCGTCTGAAGATATTGCGGAAGCTGCGCAGGATCGCCAGGTGCGTTTGCCATCTCAGCATTGGCGATCTCGGGTGAGATGATCCCTGTTTTCACAAGCTGTTCCGTAGCCTGCCGTAAGATAGCCGGGCCGTCTGCCGTGCCGATACGCGGGTCTTGCGCAAGCGTGCCTAAAACCCCCGAAAGGATGCCGTAACGCTGATGGGCAAGATTGACCTGATCTTGGGTTATGCCAACACCTTCACGCTGCTGCTGAAGCTGGAGGAGCTTGTTCGTCTCCTGCGCGTTCTTGATGCCCGCAATCGTGCCAAGCGTGTCGATCAGGCTGTTCTGATTGGCGCGAGGGTAGGTTGACGTATCTACTTCAGCCATCAGCGTCCCATCCCGTACATGCCGCCGTTGCGGAGGTAGTCATATGAAAGATAGTTATTGACGCCGTTCGTGAGCGCATTAGCAGCCCCATTGATGCCGGCCGCCTGCGCGTTGCCGCCCTGTATCGTGCTGTTGGCGATGCCCTGCCCGGTCTGTGTGGCATAAGCCCCTGTCTGGGCCGCTGCGGATTCTCCGAGCTGCGCGAGCCCCATCAGCCGGTTATAGGCGTTCGTCCGGTTGATGTTTTCATTGTTAAACTGGTTCTGGTAGGTCGAGTCCGCGAGGCCAGTGGCAAACGTCGCTGCCCCCTTGAGAGCCGCGCCTGACGTGCCAAGCCCGCGCGCTGCCGCGCTGTTCTGCGTCGCCTTCAGACCTTGCGCGAGGTTGAACTGATAACCCGGTGTTTTTTCAAGCGTTGCCTGATCCATGACGATCGGCGACGTTAGTTCGGTCAGCCGGTTGCGAAGCTGCCCGGTGGCGTATTGACCGGCTTCATTGTAAGGCAGCAAATCCTCGCGGGTCTGCTGATACATGCGCTCCTGAACGTCGGACGCCTTCTTCGACGCTTTCGCCTGTTTGGACGAGGCGGCAAGGGAAGATCCGGCGCCGACAACGGCCGATCCGACAATTGCGGTCGCCACGCTGCAGACCATATGGCTTTCGAAGAAGCCATCTTGATCGAAAATCAGGACCATCTAGGCCTCCATTAAGGGTCTCAACCCTTCAAGCTTGCCCCTCTTGAAGGCCTGATAAGTCGCCGAGTAGCTAGCCCCTGTCTCCTCTGCGTACTGCGCGAGTGGGATCAGCTTTCCGCCATTCGAGGGGACGAAGATGGTATTTCTCCGGTTCCTGTTTTGGGCAGTATAAGTGGCCCAAACACAGTTGCCGGGCTCGTATCCCTTTGAATTGTCCTTGCGTTCGATCGTCAGATTCGCGGGGCACTCCCCCATGTCCTCAAGGAAGTTTGCGAAATCGAACCACCTCTCACAGATGCGTATCCCGCGAGCGCCGTAGTCGGAGAAGCGCCCATTATTAGAATTGCGGCATCTCTGAACCATGTGTGCCCATGATTCATAAGTTCGAGATCCTTTATAATCGTGCTTCCTAGATGCTCGCCCGGTTGCTGTGACCGCTTCTCGCTGCAGACAGCCACATGATCTGGCCGAACCTTTCCCATCCTTAGCACGCAAAGCATCGGCACGAGGTGATATGCTTCCACCGCAATCGCATCGGCAAGACCAATATGTCCTGATCTTGGACGAACGCTCATCAAGCGCAATCACGGTCAGCCGCCCGAAGCGTTGCCCGGTCAGATCAATCAAAGGCATCAAGCCTATTCCTTGTCCAAGAATTGCCAGAAGGTGATTTCGGTCTCGAAGAATCCGAGCTCTTCAAGGATCGGCCGAACATATTTGGCGTGACGGGATTTCATGCCGATCTGCGCCAACCGGATTCCGCGGCGCTTGCATTCCTTCAGCCATGCCGAGAACAGCGTCTTGCCGCCCTCAAGGCCGCGCCGTGATGGGTAGACGAAGAAGATGTCGCCCGTAGCCGTCAGGCAGCTCTGGTAATGCATCCCGGGCGCCACAAACGACACGAGATAGCCGATCAACCGGCCTTCCTCACGCAGCGTCACATAGAGCACCTGCCCCGCCGCAGCACGCGCCAGATAGAGACCGTATTGCGGGTCGAGCGGGATGCCGGCGAGCTTATGCTCCGACAGTTCATCGTAGTGGGCCGGCAGCAGGGGCTTGGCTTCCTCCAGCGTCTCCGCCGTGAGGTCTTCGACCTGGGCGCTGATCATTATTCGCACCTCAGGTCGACGATCATCACGATCCGGTCGTCTGCCGATTTGTTCACGACGCTGTGGATCGTGCGATTGTCTATATGCCAGACATCCCCCGATCGGAAATTGACCGTTTCCTCACCAATGTTAAAGAGCGCGCCCGGGAGGCTCTGGAGGGCGATCTGGTACCGTTCGAAATAGGTCGCCGGCGCCCCCTGGTCCTCGTGCGGCGTGATCTCCTTACCCGGAGGAAGCTTGGTGATGATGACGCGGCCAAGGCGTGTTGCCTCAACGGTTCGCATCAGGTCGAAGATGATCGACCGAGCTTGCGGAAGCTTTTCCCAAGCGGGATAGGCAATCGCTTCCTTGTCGTCGGTGATCGTCGTCGGGTCTCCGGTGCGAAGATACTCATCAAGGTCATTGAACCGCAGCAGAATGTCGGAAACCTGAGCATGAGCCGTTCCAGGATGCTGGGTGCGGATCGGGTTTGCGTCCCAAAGCTCCGGCTGGCGCTGAAGCGCGTTCATCAGCGGCGTGACGTTCACACCGGCTGCAAGCTGCTGGAAATGTCTCATGTTACCTCAAAGCGGGATGAAGCTGATGGTCGGAGCGACCGAATAGGAAACCGTCACCACGTCGCCGCTTGCGACCAGAACGGATCGTGTCGTTGTGCCTAGCGCTACCGTTGTTCCGGCACGGGTGAGGCTGACTGCCGTCAATGTCCCTGCAGAAATCCCCACAGTGCCCCGCTGAGAAGCGGTGAAGCTCGTCGGGGAAGCAGACACCGCGACAGGCGAGATCGCCGCTGGCGAGCCTAATAGCGCCCCAAAGAAGCGTTGCCATACCGGCGTGACAAAACCGCCGCTATCGACCAACGGCTGATTGGAGTTCGGGACGATCGGCGTTGTCATGTCGCAAGCGGCGTGGCCCTAATCCACGCCCCGTTCAAGCTGGTCTTTGCCGGCGCCGACCACGACAGTTCAAACACCCTGTCTCTTGCAGCGCCAAGGTTCAGCCACTGCGGCGAGACCAACAATTGCCCTCCCGAACCCATAGACTGAATTACCGGATTGCCGAACGAACCGCCGCGGTTATCGCTCCACCGGAGCGACAGGAGCCAAGGATTGCTGGTAAGATTGCCTCCGGTCTGTCCGACCTCGATGTTGGCGACAAACTGGTTGTATTGCATGCGCTTGCCGTTTGCCACGACATGCGGGAACGTCCTTATCCGCGGGATCGGCTGGGCTCCATCCAGATAAAAATTCTGATCGTAGACGTAGAGCGTGCCGTTCTGATAGTCGCCGACGATGCCCTGGTTATAGGCAAAGGCGAAGCAGTTGCCGCGGTGACGGGCAAGATTACCATTGCCGTCGATCGAGGCCCGTTCATGCCATTGACCGGTTGCCAGTTCATAGGCCCATGTCCGATTGGCATCAGGAAAGGTCAGGACATAGAAGGCGTGGCCGTCGATCTGGTGGCAATAGCCGATCGCGTCGGTAATGTTGGCGTAACTCTGGATATCGGCCTCGATCGCATGCGTCGATATCCGTTTGACGCCGTAACCATCGGAGCGAACCACAACCGCTTTCCCCTGCCGGTCCATCGCCAGCCAGAAGAGATAGATATCTTGCTGAGAGAGCGAATAGGGGGCTGCATTGCCGTGGTCGCAGAACGCACCTTGGATGCGGCCGAACGTGAAATCAGCTGCCCCCGTATTGGACCAGATCTCCGATGTCAGTTGCCCGATCAGCCACAGTTCGCCGTGGATCGCCGCAACGGCAACGATAGGGTCGGCCGAACCCGTCTTGGCGGCGATATCGAGTGAATCGAAAGCCGTCCCGCCGGTCAGCATCGCATAGGTGACATTGGACCCTGAAATATAGAACTGCGCTGTCCCCGGTCGGTTCAGGATGAAGAACGTATCGAGATAGGTGACCGCCGTACCGCCGTAGAAGTTGGTAGCGCTGATGCTGCCGAACGTCTTGGCGGCCATATCGATTGCCCAGCCGCTCGCGCTCCCGTCGACGATGACGATTGCCAGACCATTGTCCGAGAACCACAACGGGTTGAGACCAAGCGGAACGGTTCCGAGAAGCGACCACGCGAATGAACTGCTGACGAAATAGACCGCCGTCGATGCTGGTCCGTTCACCGCAACATAGAGGTCACCGTTGGATGCCCGATATTGCGCTCTCACCTTACCGACGGTCGGCGACTGCGAGATAGTCCTCAGCCCTGGCGTCGGGTAATGCGTCACCGGTACGGGCGGAGAACCTTCTGGCGGGTTGATCTCCGGGTACAGGTTGACGCATCGCTGAGCCGCCGCAATCAGGCTGCGCGATTGATAGGCTCCGCCAAGGAGAGGAAGAGGTTTCGGCTCAGCCATCGTACCTGTCGCTGAAGATATTGTAGTTGGCGCCACCCCTCACCAAATCCTGCGGCAGATCGAGCGTCGGGATCTGGGCGTTGGAATTGCGGATGACGTTCAGGGCATACTTGGCCGTTGCGATCAGTTGCGGGTCGATCGGCATCTGATATTTGATCCGCAGCCGTACCGCGAGGTTGAGGCGAAGGGCCTCCTCATATTCCGGCGGAAGATTGATATCATCGTTCAGGCTGGCAAACGTCTGCAGCGTGGCTTTGAGCGACAGGTGGATTTCGTAAGAGTTGGTCGGCACCGGCCAGATGTAGACGTAGCCCAGCGGGTAGCCAGAATCGTAGAACAGATAGGCCGGGAAGGACTGCATGGCCTTGAGGGCGATCTGGTTGTAGTCCTCGCGGGCATTAAGGATCTGCAGCGGGTAATCCACCTGATTACCTGGTACGCCTGCGGTCTGACGAAAATACGCCGCTTCCACCCGGTCAGGGCGCGGAAAATTCAGATCGCCGCCCGCACCAATGGAATAGTTCAGCGAACCATCCGCCTGAAACGCCACATCGATCAGGTGATAGACGAGCCACCTTTGCCGCGACCATTGCGCCATCATGGCGTTGAGCCGCTTCAGGCCATCGTTGATGTCCTCGGCGAGCGCGGTCTGGCCAACGCCGATCGCGCCGGAATCCTTCAGCGCGTCATTGATCAGATCGCGGGCCGTGGTCATCAGTTGGCGCCCTTCGGCTTGCGGTTAAGAGCAGCCTTCGGCTTGGCCGGACTCTTGGCCTCTGCCGGTGCAGACTTGAGTGAGAGCTTGGGAAGCTCGGCATCCCACGCAGCGATCTGCTCGGCTTCCTGATCGGCATGATGGACGATCACCTGAGCGCCTGACGTCGGGTGATAGATCATCTTCGGAAATTCTTGGAACTCGGTCATTGATCCGTTGTCCTTGGATATCTGACGTCGGGCTGGCACTCGCCCCAATCGGGGCCGAGCGCCTGCTCTTCCTCGGCGGTATCAACCTGTCGAGAAGTGCCGGTCAGGCGGTTGTAGAGAAGCTTTGGGTACTCATGCGAAGGGCGGCCCGAAGACCGCCCCTGCTTGTTGAGAGTGAGATAGATGGTCGACATCAGATCTTGTCGGCCACAACGACGCCCCACTCCCCGCGGGGCCACGTCCAGCCGTAGATCACGTCAAGACGGGTCGCGAGCTGATCGGTGCCGACCACATAGGCGGTGATCATGCGCAGCGAGATACCGTCCTGCTGGCGCCGTGCAGCTTCGTGAACGCCCTTCGGCAGAACGAGGTCGGCCGTTGCCATGGTGATCGCTTCCGGAGCGTAGGCGATGTTCTTGCGGTAGATTTCGCTCGGCTTGCTGGCGAGAGCGATTGCTGCCGCGTTGGCCGGGGAGTCGACAACGGTCTGGTACTGCACCGCCTGACCACCCGCGCCCGGTACGATGGCCGGGTAGATCGGGATGGAGGTTGCACCGCTCGGCACATCAGCCGTAACGACGAACTGACGCAGCTTGCCCGTGGACTGCTTCGTCACGCGGTTGACAGCGAAGACGCCGGCAATGGTGATGATATCGCCCTTGGTCAGCGTGCCGGTGATGGCGTTGACCGTCAGCAGGTTGCCGCTCTGGCCTGCGCCATTGACGGTGCCGGCGGTAAAGGTGCCGGAGGTGTGCTTGATGACGGTCTGGTCCATGTACCAATCGAACGACAGGGCGTTCTTCATGGAACCGGTGCGATACTGCTGGGAGATTTCCTGGGAGGGATTGAAGAGGCCGGCGAGCGTGGAGACGACACGAGCTTCCGTGTATTCGTCCATGACGACCTTGCGTCCGGGCATCTGGGGCGCGGAGTTGGATTCCAGAGCCGACTTCGCCTGCAGAACGGTGTCTGCGGTGGGCGAAATGATGTTGCCCGAGCCATCGACGTTGGAAACGAAGTTGCAGACATTGCCTTCGACGGAAGACATGACGTTGAGAGCAACGGCGCCGGCGAGATTGTTGATCATCGGCATCAGGACGCGCTCGGAATAGTCGTCCAACTTCATGGTGCGCTCAGCGGTGCTGAACGACACGTCGACGCCCTGCTGGGTGGACAGCGGGAGGGAGGTGTATTTTTCGGAGGTGTCCTGCGCCTGAAGCGCCGTGCCGTTACGGACGGTGAAGTCGTTCGGCAGGCGGATGCGAAGGGTATCGCCGATCTTTGCGCCATCGACGGCGAACTGGCCGTCGTACTGCGTGTCGATGTTCTGGATGAACATGTTAGAGTTCTTGAACAGCGACACAGCGGCGCGCGTGATCATATCGATCGTGAGGATCGAGTTAGCCATGGTTCGGGTTCCTTGAAGCTAAGGCCTTTGGCCTGCTGGGAGAGGGATCGCAGTCCTTTCGCTGCGAGGTGCTTCGCGGAGCCCGATGCCGCGGTAATGATTAGCTGGGCGGAATGCCTGGATACGGTCCAGTCCGAATAGCCTCGGGTTGCCTGCCGAGTCAGGTCATGCGGGAGACGATCAGCGGCGGTTCTTGAGCTTCGCCGCCATCATCTCGTGAAACTCCTTGTCGAAGTCGTCCTGGCTTGCGTCAGGGTCTTCAAGCGCGGAGGTGGTCTTGGTCACGCCGCCAACCGGATTGACCGGAGCGGGAACCCTGGAAATGGGTTTTGGTGCAGGAGCGGATGGCTTACTGATGCGCTCGCCGATGCGGGTAAGCTCGATCGCCATCTTCACGGGAGGAAGACGGAGGATGCGCTGCGCCTCTTCGGGATCGTCGGCCAATTCCGCCACAACTTTGTGCCCATCCTTGACGATATCCGGGTCGGTGACGATCTGCATGAACTCCACGCCGGCACCCAGGCCAGCAATAAGGTTGCAGCGGTCGTTGAAATCGTCCTTGAAGTCACGGTTGCCAGCCTCGGCCCAGGCATTAACCCGGTTCTGGAAGGCGCGCTGGTCCAGCAACTGGGCAGCACGGCGCTCGACTTCATCGTCGGCGCTGGCGGCAGGAACTGGGCGTTCGGTTCCGCCTTCTGCAGCCGTCGGCTGAGCAGAGGAACCGCGACGGGCTTCCTCAAGCTGCCGCTCCACATCCTTGCGGCGGTTGGTCTCGTCATTGATGCGCTTGATCGCCCATTTCGGGAGATCGTTGAATTTCAGCTTTTTCGTGCTGTTTTCGGCGGTTTCGCCATGCTGTTCTTCGGCGTTGGCATTGGCTTCCTCGCCTTGGCCTTCACCTTCGCCGCCTTCGGTGTTTTCACCTTGGCTGGCGTTTGTATCGAGTTCGTCATTGTTCAGCTCCGGTGCTGTCTCGTTACCCGGATTGGCCGCAGTTTCGCCTTCTGGCAGGGCCTGCGTGCCCGCAAGTGCGTTTTCCATGTTTCACCATGTCGAGAGCCCTGTGATCCGCACAGGTACGGAGCCACTGATTACCCGCAGTGTCGGGAACTGTATTCTGCCTTGGGCAGATCCATGCAGTGCGGCCAGCGCTCAGCGTCATAGGCGAGGTCCTGGCGCTTCTGCATTTCGTCATCTATCTCGCGCTGGTGTTGGGCGAGCCGGGCCATTGCCCTCGCCTGCCCTGCGGCACCGACGTATTGCGCGAAGCCGGAGAACATCAGCGGCGATGCCTTGCTGCGAGCAACGCGACCACTGCGCCGCCCCAGAAACCGGCAGCGAACGCAGCGGCCATTGAAGGCTGCGCGAGACAGTAGAGGACCGCCACAGCACCATAGGCCATCACCTTCCATTCCTCTTGGATGAATAGGCGAAGGATTTTCATGGTCGGGGCTTTCATCAGCTTGCGTCAATCACTGCGCACTTCTGGCCCGGCTTCGCCGCCCAATCTCGGGTGGCTCCGGCAGGGACCAGGTATGACGTGCCCGCAGCCGCTGTCGGATTCGTGCCGAACGTCACCCACACGTTGCCGAGCGCGGTCACGATCCAGTAGTGCTGACGCCCGTCATCGGGGCATGTGATAGACGCCTGCGCAGACGCAGCGCTTGAAGAAACACTGGTCGAAAGGGTCGGCTCGGCATCAGCAGACGGCATTACGGCATTGAGCCCGGAGCTTGCTTTGTTGCTGACTGATGTCAGGGTGACGGCGACGGTTGCCATTTATTTCCCCTTCTTCATCTTGCCGAGCGTTTCGGCGAACTGGGCTCGCTTGCGTGTCTTCGGGCTCTTGCTCTTTTCGAGCTTGTCGAGATCGGCCTTGGAGAGCTTTTCATCGCCCTTGATCAGACCATCGCGCTTTGCTGTAGCCCGTAAAGAGCCCGGCTTCTTGATCGCGCCGGCAATGAACTTCTTCGCCATGGTCACTTCGCCTTTCCGCAGAGGCCGGAGAGCTTCTGCGCCTGCTCCTTGGCCATGGCCTCGACATCGCGCATGAGGCTCTTGTCCTTCTTCAGCTCCTCGGCGCGCATCAGAGTGCGCATAGCATCCTCAGTCTTCCAGCGCTTATCTTCTGCGGCGTAAGAAGGCGTGGCTGGTGACTTCTTCGGCGCTGCCTGTTTGGCCACCGTCTTCGCCGGTGCTGCCTTCGGAGAGCCGCCAGCCTTCGCGACCGGTTTCATGGATGCGGGTTTCTTCATTGCAACAACCTCGTCGACAGTTGTGGGGTGCTACCGCTCGCCCGCTCATGGAACAGCGTCAGCGCGTCGTAGATCTCTTCCTTCTCGTGCTCCGATGTGCCAGGCAGGGCGAGAACGCCTGTCAGGCACTGGATCGCCACTGGAACATGATCGGTCCAGTACCGGCGCACGAACTGGCGCTGCGATCCTGCCTTTGCCCGGAACTGATCGGTGCGGTGCATGTCGTAGAAGGCCCCGGCAATTTCCTTGGCAGTGTGCTTGATGAGCTTCGGCACTTCGCCGGCGCGGATCTGGAGGAGCATCTATTCGCCTTTCCTAGCGTCGTCAGGCAGCGTTTGCCGGTGGCTGCATCGGAGAGGTCGGTTGTGCCTCTTGCTCACCGCCGGGCTCCGGTGAGCCGCCCTGAAGCATTTCGTTCATGAGCTGGATGAAGATCGGCCGAACCTGATCCGGCGTGACCGCAGGACCGGAGTTTCCGATTGCCGTCAGCCGCTTCGTATCAGCGTCGTATGCCCGGATATCGAGCTCGTCGTTCTTGTCGTTCAGCTTCTCTTGCAGCGCGGCGACCGAGTTCTGAAGCGCCTGCATCTGTTGCTGCATCTGCTGGACTTCCGGCGGCGGCGCATCACCCTTGATGGCGGCGGGAATGGTGCGTGACCAACGCTCGGCGAGTTCATCAGCCATCGGCGCATCCATTGCCTTAAACAGAAGATCACCGGCAATCTTCATGAATTCCGGGTTCTGCGCCGCGATCTGAGACATCGCGTTGAACGCTTCCTGCCGCCGTGTCGCATAGCCGGGGCCGATATCAGACTGGACTTCGTAGCGCCCGACATTCGGGTTGAAGATCGCGGCCACCGACTGCTTCGCCTGGTCCTGCTGTGCCGGCTGTGGTCCTTCCTGATAGGCATCAGGGGCATCTGGCTTAATCTGGACCTCGCTCTCCTTGCCGTCCTTCGCCATGATCTTGATCACCCGCTCGGTGTCGTAGACCTTTGGAATGAGATCGATGAGGATCTTGCCAGTAAAGCGGATGGCAATCGCCAGATTATCGATGAAGTGATAGGTGGCCGTGTCGCCCTGGCGCTGGCGTTCATTGATCGCTTTGCCCGACGTGGCATTCTCGTTCTGCCCGAACTGCGACTGATACTGCCCCGAGGACATCATCATCTGCTCTTGGGAGAGCTGCATGCCCTGAATGTATGCGGAGGCGAGCTGTGGCGGCTGCTGACGCTGCGGTGGAGGGATTGGTGTTCCGTCTTCCGTTAGTGCGTTATAAGGCAGCACGGCGTTGTCATCGACATTCGCCCTGCCCCAGTATGTCTCCAGCCCTTCGATGGCCTGTGCAGGTGCCACGTAAGGCGTCTTGGACTGCAACGCGACCTGAGCCGTACCCTCGGATGCCCAATAGTTGTACATCCGCTGCGGGTCTTTCATCGCGCGGGTATGGCCCTTGCGATCGAGCTTGCCCTCGATCACCGTTTCCTTGCCGATGACGCGGACGATCGGGATGTATTTGCCGAGCCACGGGCGCGTTTCGATGACCTTGCTGCCGGCGATCTTGTACCATGTGATTTCATCGGTCAGGACCGGGCGAGACTGCGGAGGGTTCTCCTTGTCGCCCTTGACCAGTTCCCAGATAGCCTTCTGCTCATCGGTCATTGCGGACTTGCGGACGATTACCTGTTGCCCGGCTTCTGCATATGGCCTCGGCACGATGAAGGCGAGGAGTTCGTCCTTCTTCTGCTCCTTGCGATAATACTCGCAGACGCGGATGTTATCGGCCGTGATCCAGCCATCCGGAGTGCTCAATGCCTCCTGCGATATCCCCTTCTCGTCCGGGTGTTCCGCTTCGAACTGCTTGCGCGGTACGTCCTCGAAGACGAAGCCATAGCGAGCGTCGGAACCGTCGGCTTCCGAGATATCCTTGTCGAGATAAACCGCCATCGGGTTCTTGATGCGGCGGATGAAGATTTCCTGATCGAAGCTGTCGTCGGACACATAGTCCGTGACGACGCGCCAATAGCCGATGCCGCCTTCGACCTGGTGCTCGGAAGCCGTGTCATAGGCCTGCTCGGCATTGGACTGATACTCGATATGCCGGACGACGCCCTCGAAGACCTCTGCCGCCTCATAGGTGGCACCATCGCCGACCGGACGGATGTTCACCCCCGGCTTGTTCTGCTTGGCGTCATTGACGATCTGGAAATTGTGCTGCTGAACCTTGTTGATGGTCAGCGATGGTTTGCCGTTGCGGGCACTGACAATATTGTCATCCCATTGCCATTGGTTGTCGGAGTCACCGTTGGCGAACTTGGTATCTTCGATGAACCGCTTGCGTGCGTCGGCTTCCCATGAGCGGAAGAGTTCGAACC